ATCCCTGGTCCGTGTTCCAAGAGCGCTGCATCATGAGGCAATGCTTTATGTATTCCAAATTGATTTGGTTCCCACAAATGAAACCTGCATAGTCTACCTAGCAACGTTCTTATTTTACCTGAGTTTTGTGCTCTATTCATTACGTTGTCCATCAATTGTTTTACAAATGGAACTTTATTATGATACTGTCTAAACAAACTATCTGACTTATCTTTAGATACACCAAGTTCAGCTTGTAATTTATTTTTACCCATACCATAGAACAGACCAAGATTTATGGTCTTAGCCTGTGATCTAGGTATCTCTGCCATGTCAGCGACAATGTCATGAAAGTCTGCATCGCCATCGCGATACGCATCCAATACTTCGCCCACTCCATAGAGATTCTGTAAAGCTGCATAATGCACTACCAACCTAGGCTCTTGCTGTGAATAGTCAAAACAACCCCATGTATGGCCCTCCTCGGGCACAAATAAAGCCCTGATCCGTGGTCCAAGTTCCTTGTTCCGTGCTGGTATTTGCTGTAAATTTGGGTTTGAATACGAAAATCTACCAGTCACAGTTCCACCATTATCTGATCTAAGTTGATTGATTTCTGCATGAATTCTACCTTTATGTGAATGCTTTAATATGGTATCAATAAATGTGGTATGGGCTTTATTAATTTCACGAGCCTGGGCTATTTGTTTCACCAGCGGGTGGGGGTGATTCTGTAAAAAGTTTTTTGTAAATGATGGAGAATTTGTTTTTTCGGTGCGGTCAAATTGTAGGCGAAGTTTTTCAAAAACTTGTGCAATGGATCGAGCTGCCCATATTTGGGTATCTACTCCAGTTTCTTTTTTTACTTTTTGTAATAATTCTTTTTCTTCTGCAACTAGCTCTTCTTTTAATTTGTGAGCTGATTCTACGTCTACACGAACTCCTAAAAAACGCATATCGACTAGGCAAGGAAAAAGTTCTGTCTCAAGATCAAAAATAGAATTTATATCTTGGTGTAAAATTTCTTTTTTTAATTCTTTCCAAAGTTCTAATGTAAGTTCAGCGTCTTTTTCTGCGTAAGCGCCAACATAAATGGCAGGTAGTTTATACATTTCTGCCTTGGCGTCAACACCCCAATCTTTTGCAGCTTGATATAAATCACTTTCATTTTTTGTTTTGCCGGTGTATCGTTTAGAACAGTTGTTTAAGTCATAGCGCATTTGATTTTCATCAACAAGGGCCGATGCAATCATCGTGTCTATAATTTTACCGCTAACACTTAAACCAATTGCTTGAATCCAACACACGTCATACATGGCGTTGTGAAATATTTTATCTGCAGGTGTATCTAGTACACCTTGAAACCACTTTAAAACTTTTTTCCTATCCATGTTGCCTCCGCCTTCATGAGCTATTGGATAATAACCAGACCAACCTGACACAGCTACAGCAACGCCTACAACATCTCCTTTGCCAACTACAGATCCTGATCCCATTTTTATAAGGTCTGGGTCTTTAGTTTCTAAATCTATTGCAATCTCATTGTATTTAGATAAATCTGGAAAATTTTCTGGTGGTAGCCATTCTGTTTGTGGTTTAAATATAGGTATTTGCATTATTTATTTTCCTTCCATTCATTATAACCATCAACCCATGAAATTTTCTTTTCTTCTTTTATTTCGTTAGGGTAATCTCTATCAATGGCCATATCGATGTAATGTTTAGCTTTTAATAAATCTTCTTTCTGATTTTTTTGTTTGTGTCTGCACAAGTATTTTATAGCGTTCCCTTCTGCAAACGGCAAGTTATTTTTATTTATAAACTCTGATGGTTGTATAACCATGCTTCGGTAGTGATTTCCGCCTACCTGTTTTTTATATATATCACTCATACCATAAATCCTTTCTCATATTTTTTTGGTTCTATTATGTGTAAGTTTTCTTTTGTTCTTGTTGCACCAACATAGAACAATCTATTTTCATCATCTGGATCTCTTTCATAACCTTTCATAGTATTTTGTGTTAAGTCAGTTAATAACACAACATTCTGTGATTCACCACCTTTAGCTCCATGTATAGTAGATAACTCTATTCTTGGTTTTTCATTTAATCTTTCTTTGTTTGCTCTCATCTTTCTTAAATAATTTACTTTAGTTTGTCCTGCATCATCAAATGCTTCATACCAAACTGTTTTAACTTGTAGACCATAGTCTCTTACAAGTTGATCTATTCCATAAAAAGATTCTTTTGCCATACCTTTTATTTTTTTCTTGTGCCAATGTTTAGGACCCATGTATTTAGTAATATTTTCTATTTGTTTATAAGAAATTAATTGACCCTGTCTTAAATGTTCCCAAGCTGTAGCTGCCTCATGTAAATCTTTTTCTGTGCCTCTTCTGTACCGTGATGAATAATATAATCCACGTTGATATAAGGATTCTTCTACATCTTTTAATAAATATTTTGTTCTAGCTAATACTAGCCACTCACCGGATGACATGTCAATTGTATCAGCGTTGTAATGTCTATGCAAACTTCCTTGTACAGTTTTTGGTTGCCATGTTTTGTCTATTCTGTTTCTAATTCTATTAATAATACCCATCGCTACACCATGTACTTTAGCTGGTATTCTAAATGATTGTGTTAGTGGTAAGTATTGTCCTTCTAATGCTATAAAAGAATCTACATCTGCGCCAGCCCATTTGTATATAGCTTGATCATCATCGCCGGCAATAAAAGAATCTTCTGTTTTATTCCATATTGTTCTAGCCATGTCCCACTGCATTAACGATAAGTCTTGTGCTTCGTCAATAAATACTACATCAAATTTTGGTGACTTGTCAGATTTTGTAAACTCTGTAATCATGTCATTAAAATCTATTAAGTTATATTCTTTTTTGTATCTTTTTAATTCGTTGTCTATAATTTTTAATGTGCTTCGTTCTAAATCTTGTGTGTGTTCGTTAAGATCAAACTGTTGTTCTGATGTAATGTTTCGTAATTGTGCTAGTTGTATAATACGTAAATATTCACTATCAGAATTAAATGCACTGCCTTGATCTTCTTGATAGTCTGCATAAGTTACAGGAAAACCTAACTTCTTTCCTAAATCTTTGTAATGTCTTTGTTGCATTACTTGATCTTTTTTTATTCCAAGTTTTCTAAATGCTAGTGAGTGTAGTGTTCTAAAATATGGTAGGTCATCTTCTGTAAGATTAAATTTTTTAATTGCTCTGTCTCTTGCTTCGTATGCAGCTTTCTGTGTAAATGCAAAGTACCCAACTTTATCAGGATCAGTATTTTTTAAATAGTCATCTACTTTATTTAACAAAGTTGTAGTCTTACCTGTGCCTGGTGGTCCTAATACTATTGTTCTCATTAATAAGGGTCTTTCGGTTTAAGTTCTTTTTGTGTATAATCATCTGTTTTTTTATCAAATTGTTTTACAACAAATACAGATATTCTTTCTTTGCTTATTCGTTTATCATCACAGTTGCATGTTTCTTTTAACATCTGTGCTGTACGTGAATAGGGTACATCCCAACGTTTTCTAATTAAAAACTGATTGTAAAATTTATCAAATATAAAATGATGATAGCCGTCTTTAGTTAACACACCACCACGTTTTAAATCTTTAACATCAGATCCTATGTGTCTATCTAAACAAAACTCTTCTAAATGATTTTGTAATTGATCTTGTGTAGTTACACCTTCTGGTGGATCTATTGGTTCGTGATTCTTCATTAATGGATTTATTATCATGTCCCAATCTTTTGGTTTTACTGTTGGTGGTTTAAAGTCTAGCTGTTCCATACATGCTTCCTGGAATAAACTTTGTTGTTTTAAAAATTTTACATTTTCCAAGTGTAGTCGTTCTCCATCTACGTTTAGATAGTAGTATGGTTTTTCTAATTTAATTTTTTGTAAGTCAGTTAGTGCAGGAAATACTATCTCTTCACCAATACCAAACTTTCTTTCTCTACATAATTTTTTATCACATAGGTTACACATAGGAGTGTCATTACATTTGTAACCCCATTCTTTTTTGTCATGTTGTCTTTTAATTATTTCTACTTCAGATTCACTTAATGGTGTTGTTGATGCTGTTGCATTAAACAAAGTCATTTTACTTTTCCATTCTGCTGGCCATTTCTTTTTAGCATACACACCAAAATGAAACATAGAATTGTTACGACCTCCTTCTGGTATTTTATTCATAGCCATAAGTTCTATACAGGGTGGTGCATCAGAGTATTCTGATTGTGGTCTTTCTATTTTTATTTTTGTAATGTCCTCTTGCTTAACTGTATTATATATTGTGTAAAATTCTTCTAATGTTGCAGCACTACCATCATCTTTAAATGCATATCTAGTTGTACTGTCACCATTAAAGTATGGTAAGTTTAAAAAATTTCCTGTGTCGTCTGATGATTTTAATTGAATTTGTTTTGGAAAAACTTCTGATCCGCCGTATCCTAATAATGTTTTTATCTCCGTTAGTTTGTCTCTCATTCTTTCTGCTGCTACCGGTTGTTCGGAAAAGAGAAAGACATGTGCTCCTCCACTTTTTGACCTACACACAGCCAAAGGCAGTTTAAATTGTTTTATTTTATTTATTAATTTTTTATGGTCAAAACCTGCGTATGAATCTATGTCTACACAACCCCATATACATTGATTGTCTTCGTTAATTGGTATAATACCTAAACTTTGTGTGCCATCTAAATGCATGGTCCACAGTTCCGTGGTCACTGGTTGACGTACTACAAACGATTGTCCTTTTAATTTGACACCATTTTCTGCAGGTGCACTTACTTTAGTGCAACCATGAGCACGTTCTAATCCTTGGAATATGTTTTTAAAGTTTTCTACTGACATAAATTAAAAGTGGGCGTTTCCACTCTCGCTTAGACGCCCACTACCTAGGATTCGTTTAGTATGGTGTACTACTTGTTTCCTCTGATCCATGTTTAGCTTGAACTTCACCTTTGCCTACTCGCTCAGCAAAGTTTTTAGCTATGTCATAGATTGACTTGTCAGTAACAGGACCAACTTTAGTTACATCCCATCCAAACCATGTTCCTTTGTCATTAGACATCTGAACAGTTTTTAGATTATAAATGTGGCTGTAAGTTGGCGGTGTAAATAATCCGTTTTTGCCCTGCATTTTAATTCCCATCATCATTGAGTTCCATTTTCTACTAACTTTTAATTGAGTAGCTTTCATAGAAATCAAAGCTGTGGTTGGACTGTCTCCCACTAATATTACAAAATGATTAGCAGTGTTCTCCAAATAATTACCATTGGGTAATCTATCTTTGTAAGATTTATCACGAGTAGTTGTACTCACAATATCACTGTCTGCCTCGTGCATTGCAACAGGTGCTCCTGTGCTCACTCCACGATCTGCCCATTCTATATACTGTCTTTTGTAAAAAACAGGTATAACATTTATATTGCTATACAATTCATTGGTAACAGTATTTATTATCTTGCCTGGCTCTGCGCCCTCGACATATTTTCCATGAGTCTTATTGACCTCTGGAGATAATTGTCCCAAAACTTTTAAGAACGGTAACGCAAGGTCTTCTTGCGATATGTTTTGAGATCCTTTATTAGCATCAGCTTCAAATAAATTTGTAGATAATGCTCCTTCTTTTTTCGTTGCTACTTGGTTCATGTTTATTTGCTCCTTTTTATTGTAGTCTTATTTCCAACAAATACGTTGAAAATTTCCGTTGGCATTTCTTTTCCTGCCTCTATACGCTCACGGACTAACGCTTTAAGAGTCATGGGCTCAACCTTCAACTTTTGTGTCGGTTGGTACCCACGCTCTTGTGCAAGGTTGGCATAATCAGCCGCCTTGTTTTCTTCGTTACGACCAAAAGATACGGATATCTCGTTTTTGATTATATCTCCTAGTCCATTGTCACGAAGCCATTTAAACGCCGCCTCTCTATTAGCTACAGTAATTGTAGCACTGTAATGCGGCTTAACATCTACCGAAGATCCATCCATAAGTTTTAAATGAGATAAACCCATTTCACTCATCATAGTTGGAATTACTTCTCCTGATAAATGTTCTAATTGTTTTTTTGTATTTTTCATATTTTCTTCTTGTAGTTCAAGTCTAGTTTGTAATGTTTCTAGTTTTTCAACTTGATCTGCAAGTGACTGAATGTTATCAGTCTTTTTCATTGTGTCTTGTTGGTCTTTTTCAAAATCAATCATTAATTTCTCCTTTCTCGTATAAGTTAATTTCAATAGGATAATATTTTCTTTCTTGTTTATCCCACTTTAATAGATTGTATTTGCCGTTTGTAATATCAGAAACTATAGAACATGCAACACCTATGATTGCAGGATCACCTGTTAATAATAAATAATCTCCTTCTTTAAAATCTTTTAAACTTTTTCTTAATTTAAAAATTAAAGGTCCGGGAGAAAATATTATTTGAGAAAATTCTGGCAATAAAAATTTAAATTGACCATAATGAGATGCACCCATAATGTTAATTTTAGGATTGCCTGATTGTGTTCCTGGAATTTCCTGTATGACATAAACTATATTTTCTTTCATGCTTGACAATATAT